TGTGGAACAAGGCTGAACGTGGAGAGAACGAGTTTACACCTATTTTCCTACCGTGGTTCATTCAAGATGAGTATTCTCGCTCTTTCCGCACAAGTGCTGAGCGTGATCAATTTATGAGTGAGGTAATGCTCCCATCAAGGGATAATAAAGGTCGCTCTGTTCGCTCTTATGAGTATGACCTTATGCAAAAGCACGACCTGACCTTTGAACAACTAAACTGGCGGCGTCACACGATGGCAAATAAGACACAAGGTGATGAAATTCTCTTTATGCAAGAGTACCCATGCACGCCAGAAGAGTCATTCATATCGTCAGGTCGTCCGAAATTCTCTATACGTGCACTTAAAAAGTACCAAACCATCACCAAAGCGCCTGAACGACGTGGGTACTTACTTGAAAAGGATGGTAAAATCGACTTTCTTGAAGATGAGAGGGGTTATCTCTCCATTTGGCAAGAACCAACACCTAGTGGTATCTATTCCATTGGTAGTGATGTGGCAGAAGGGCTCGCAAGTGGAGACTATTCATGTGCTGTAGTTGGTGATAGTGAGTTTGACGTGGTCTGTATGTGGCATGGACACATTGACCCTGACTTATTTGGTAAAGAGCTTGTCAAACTTGCAAAGTACTATAATCAAGCATATTTGGGTGTTGAGAGCAATAATCACGGTCTTACTACGCTTAATACGATCAAAAAAGAAGAATATTGGAACCTATTTCATTCCAAATCATATGATAAATTTAGTGATACGGTCACGCAAAAGCTAGGTTGGCAGACAACAATACGTACAAAACCTTTGCTGATTGATAAACTAGCAGAGTTCATTCGTGAGTATCATTTAGGAATTTATTCTGATTTGATGGTCAGTGAAATGTTTAGCTACGTCATTGAAGACAATGGTAAAACCAACGCTCAACCCGGTACACATGATGATACTGTCATGGCAATGGCAATTATGCTACAATTGTTACTGGAAGGTAAGGGAGAATTTTACACGCCCGAAATACCTATTGATGAACGTGCAAGGCGCGTGCATACGTCTGACATTATTGACCCTTTGTTTGAGAAGGAAGAAAAATTAGAAGTATCTGAGTAAAGGAGGTTAGCTTATGGCTACAGCAAATAAGGAAGTTTATGACGATCAAAACCTAGCGAGTCATTGGAACTTTAAGTTTAAAGATGCAATGGTTCATAAGGCTGAATACACGAAACGTTGGAAGACGTATCAAGATGCGTACAATGGTGATTATTTTAAGAATGAAAATCGCCCAGAATACAAATCTGATTACGCGGCTAATTACGTGTTTTCTATTATTGAAACCATTAGACCTATTATGGTCGATAACAATCCTAAGTTTCAAGCAATGCCACGTACACCTGATGGCATGAAGTTTTCTAATGATTTGCAACAAGCGTTTTTATCTGAGTGGGATAGAGAAGATATGACACGTAAATTGTACCAAGAACTCATTCCAACCCTTGTAATTGGCACATCAGTTTGGTTTACACCGTGGGATAGCGAAAAGAAGAACGTTAAATCTATTCCTGTAAATGCGTTTAACATTTTTCCTGACCCGTTAGCTACCAGTATTACTGATGCGGAATATATTATTTACGCGTCGTACCGTCATGTTGAACGTTTAAAGAGACTCTTTCCTGATAAAGAAGATAAACTAGTTGGTGGTGACGTGAACTATAGTGAATTAGTTCATGACAATGATAAGAATGCTCATATTGACAATCAAGTCCTCGTTATTGAAGTGTGGACACGTGACTACGATAGTTACAACATTGATTCTGAGAAACAAACAAAGACACGTAAATACCCAAAAGGGCGCGTCATTACACTTTGTCCAGAACTAGGAATTGTTTTAGAAGATAAAGGAATGCCTTATGATGATGGTCTTTTTCCATTTGAGTTATTAAAGGATTATGACATTGCTGGTAAGTTTTGGGGTGAAGGTGAAGTAGCACAGTTATTAAGCCCTCAGAAATACATGAATGAATTGAACAACGCTATCTTAGATAACGCCAAAGCAACAGCAAACATGCCATGGATTATTGATAAGAACTCAGGGATTGGTGTAGGTAAGATTACCAATAGACCGGGTCTCGTAATCAGAAAGAACGCAGGAGCAGAGGTTAAGAGAGAGCAACCACCAAATATGCCTAACTACGTGATTAACGCGGTTGAGACGTATAAGCAAGACTTAGAACAGATTAGTGGCGTTTTTAACTCCGTTAAAGGCGGAAGCCAAACAGGTGTCTACACCGCACAAGGCGTACTAGCCCTTCAAGAAGCTGGACAGGCACGCATCAGATTAAAGGTTAAATTGATGGAAGTAAGTCTCGCGAACATCGCGATGATGTGGTATTCACGTATGAAGCAGTTTTGGAAGGATGATCGTTGGGTTCGTACTATTAAACCTGATGGTTCTTATGACTTTAAGAACTTCACATCAAAGAAGATTTTAGCGGAAGAGTTTGATATACGGATTTTAACTGGTTCTACAATGCCAGTAAATAGAGGGGCAATGCTCGACCTTATGATTAGACTAGCACAAACACAGATGCCAGATGGACAAATGTTAGTTGATAGAGAAGCTGTTGTGGAATACCTACCAAGTGAAGTGAAAGCTTCAATCATTGAACGTATGGAAGAAAAAGCTACTGCCATTGATCAACAAATTCAACAGTTAGTGGAAACGAGTGAGCAAATTACACAAGCACTTGAGCAAATTACGCAAGAGTCTACTCAAAACGATGATCAGACGTTTGATGTTATTGATGAGCTTACTAGTGCATTGGAAGAAGTTAACAAGAAAATTGTACAGTTAGAAGAAGATAATGATACAATGAAACGTGAGAAAGCAGAAGAAGAAAAGATCACCCAAATCCAAGATAATTCCTATAATGAAGGGTATCAAGACGCTGAGAAACTCGGAGACTCACAAACTACTTCTACTCCAAAACAAAAGACCGAACCAAGTATAGGAGAAGGAATGGGTGAGGGCATTGAAGGAATGGATAGTCTACCTGAAGATATTTTAGAAGGACTAGAAGACCTTTCTGATGAGGAACTTGAAACGCTGATGGCTTTAAATCCTGAGTTAGAGGAACTGCTAAGATAACGTTTGGAACAACCACAAGGTGATGAGACTCTCATCATACTTACAAGGACTCCAAGGAGGAAAACAATGAATATTGATGATTACAGAGCAATGGTGAAAGAAGAGCAAGCACAAAAGGACTCGTCGGAAGGGGAACAACCTGATGCACAAGCTCAACAAGGTACAACTGAACCTGTTCTCGAAGGCGATCAACAAGCGAAACCACCTGAACCAGAGGCAACTGAGACAGGAGAACAAGCAACACCACCAGAAGAACCAAGTACTCCTCCAAAAGCAGAAGAACCCACATCTTTTACAATTGAAGGGATTGGCAAGGTTTCTTTAGAGGAATTGCAAAATGGTTATCTTAGGCAATCAGATTATACTCGTAAATCTCAAGAAGTAGCTCGTCACAGGAAAGAAGCAGACCAAGCACTTCAAGTGTATACTCAACTTCAACAAGACCCTGAGAAAGCGAAACAATTGAGTGAGGAATATAGTCTTCCACAACTTGACCCTTCTCAATCACGTATGCTTGATATGGAAACAAAGTATCATGATCTTTTACTTGAACGTGATATTGAGAAGTTATCTACTAAGTATACTGATTTTAATGAGACAGAGGTTATTCAAATGGCGCTTGATAAAAAGTTAAATCTTGAGGATGCATACCAATTAGTAAAACAAGGGAAACCTGTTATACCTACGGAAACACCTCAAGTTGACATAGCAAGTATTAAAGAACAAATTAGACAAGAACTCATGCAAGAACTACAATTAAATAAGGACACACAGAGCATCATTCAAAGGAGTGGTGATACGCCACCATCTTCCGCAAAAGAGGTTTCACTCACAGCTAGTGAAAAGAAAGTTGCTGGTATGATGAAAATGACCTCTGATGAGTATGCAAAATGGCGTGACAAAAAATAGAAAGATAGGTGACATACATGACAAAGTTTATTAATCTTCAATTATTCGCGGCTGTTATTCCTGATGGCACAAATACAATTGCTTACACAGGTACTGATTTAACCTTAAATGAGAATTTTGGACACTTGCTTGAGCCTGGTTTACGTAAAATCTTCTTTGAGACTTACGATGAACTAGCAGAACAGTATTCTCGCATTTATAACATGGAAACGTCTACGAAAGCTCGTGAGCAAGATTGGGGCATGGGTGCATTTGGAGATTGGGAGAAACGTGTTACTCAATTTGATAATGTAGCTTATAAGACTCTTAGCCCAGGTTTAGAACGATCATATATTCATGAAGCATTTACACAAGGTTTTATGATTACACGTGAAATGTACGACGATGACCAGTACCGACAGATTGAGAAGATGCCGAAGGCAATGGCACGTTCAGGACGCGGTAAAGTGGAGAGGGACGCAATGATTCCTTTACTTCAAGGGTTTCTTGAGACGGTTGCCGGTACGGCTGACTTTCCTATCTATGAT